TTGACCACCGTATAAATGTCGGTCACATCTACGCTGACATCTTTGAACAATCCATCGGTAATAAACTCGGATGGCGCAGTGATCTGCTGTGAACGCATGATACTGAACGCAGCAATTGTGCCGTCAGTGTCATTGACCATCATAAGCAGGTCGCCCTCATCTGTGCTGGTCGCACGGCGTAAAGACATCCTAGTCGGAGCCTTGAGCAGATGGCCAGACAGCAAAGAGATACGCTGCGTCACATACGTCAGCTGGGTGTCAGAGAACAGGAACTCGTTGATTGACTTGCCTTGGCGCTGTATGTAGACCGTGCCTGATTCAAGAGACTGCACACGGGTGCCAGGCTTAATGCCATTCCGGCTCACGCCCTTAAACGTAAAGGTCAAAGGTGTAATTGGGTCAGTGCCAGACTGAGGCACATAAAACTCAGCGCCCGTTGTGAACACTTGCAAGTCACGGCCAGAGATCATGTCTACGATCACATTAAGTGAGCTGGTGTCTAGCGTTGCCTCAACAGCGTCATCATCAAATGCCTCGGTCGGCATGAACTCATCGAAGATGCCGATCTTGCTGCCCCAGATGGTGGACGGGCGAGACTTGGAGCCACCAAAGTACAGACGGCCCTCATGGAAAGTCACCGTGCGTGGCCAGCCCTTGCCGCTGCTCCACACATCTTCGTAGCCTGATTCAATCTCCCAATTGCCCTGTGCAATGGCACTGGTGTCAAAGAACGGGTATTCGGTCACTACCTTCACAACAGTGGTGGAGATGTATTGAATGACTCTAGCGCGGCCCTGTGGGCTTGCATTGATGTACTGACCCACGCTACCTGCGCTGAACGCAGCGCTTCCAGATGTAAGTGTGATGTTCCCAGCAACAGCACTTGGCGTTAAGGTGCCAGCCGTTGGGGTTGTTGTTGTCAGCGTAAACGCATACTTGGGGATGTTTGAAAACGTGACGGTGCTGATTGTCCAAGTCGCGTCTGTACCGCCCCGCACCAGCTTGACAGGGGCCAAGTCAGGGTGGACGATAAACATGGTGTCTGCAGACTGAGTCCAGTTGAGCTGGCTCAGCATTGCGCTTGTGATTGTGGTGGTCAGATATGCATTGGCACCACCATTGATGGCCGTAATTTGTACGCCGTCTTTGATAACGTGCATGCGGTTGTGTGTAAAACACAACATGTAGCTGTCATCCACAGAGAACTCAAATGGCACCAAACGCACACCATTGCCAGCACTCTCGGTACTGGTGTTTGGCAGCTCAATGATGTACTTGAGTCCTGGCCGTCTGCGTATGCCCCCCTGCGGCTGCACCACCACATTGGTGGCCTTGGCTAGTGCGTTGTTGTATTGAGCCAAGTCAATGCGAGACCTCAACAAGGGGTCAAGTTCGCCCGTGCTGAAGTTCGTTTGAATGTCAACAAAGCGTGGCATCAGCCCCTCACTGCAATTAAGCTGAAATCTTCAATTACTCTGGTTGGTGTGCCTTGGCCATCTATATTCATTGCCGTGCGCATAAAACCACCACGGCCATTTTCGGCAGGCCCACCCACAGCGACACCTTGCCAGTATTGAGCGCGGTCACTTTGTTCTGTGATCGGCATGGCCAGGTGCCAAGACATCATGTATTTAAGGAGCTGCACAAAGTATTGCGGCATTGCAAACTCGCCAAGGCTGTACTGGTAGTCCAGATAAACAGCAGGCAGGTTTGTCAGTAGCTTGTCGCCCTGTATTTCCCAGTCTTTGTTGGGGTAGGCGTTTTGTGATGCGGTTGCATAGGCAGCTCTTACGGTGCCAAGCCGGTCGCCTGGCAACTGATACTCATAGCGCCAGACAGAATTTGGAGTGGTGATCAGCTTAGCCAACTGCACCTTCTTTGTATTAAATGTCCACGGGTAGGTAGTCAATACCGAATCGCGAATGTCGGGGTACAGGCGGTCGCATACGCTGGCCGCATCAGTTCCATCATTAAAAGATGTGATGGCTTTGGCACCCAGCATTAGCAGGGCATCAGAGCAGATTGAAACTCCAGTATCACCAGCAGCCATGTAAACCTCTCAATGTGAGAAAGGCCAACCTCCGCTTTGGCAGAAGTTGGCCTCTTTACAGCAGACCCGACTTAGTCGGTATCTGTTGCGCTTACGGTTGTACCGTCAGCAATGTCAACCACTCCAGCTGAAGACACAGCGTTGACGTAAGTCAACACTAGGCTTGGGGTAGTAGCGTCATAGACAAAAAGAATGTCTCCGACTTTCAACAGCGATGCGATGCTGTCAAAGTAGCTCACAGTGTTAACCGTGGCTTGAGTATCTGTTGTTTTGTACAGATACATTGATGGTGCATTGCCAGATTTGGCAGCGCATACGGTTACAAAACCAGTGCTTGAAAATGCCATGTCAGTCTCCTAGATTAAGTTTCACGGCAGGTGATCTTGACGATACCTTCATCGTCAATGGCAACAGCGCCAGCACTGAAGACTTCGTTCACCAACCAAGAAGTCTTCTCAGCAATGTAGTTAATCTCAGTTCTCATGGCGATACCTTCACCATAGCCAATTGCATCCTTGTGGAATGCAAAGCAGCTGCGGTCAAGTGAGCCGTCGATAGCCAAGCCGCCTTCAGAGCGGTCACCCAAGACATGGAACGTGAAGCCCAAGTAGGTGTTGAGCTCGCCCTGCACCAGCGCTTTAACGCTGTTGAAGTCGGAGCTGGTCACGCTGGTCTCAGACAGCAAGTTGGCCAAGCCATTTGCGTGAATGATGATGTTGCGGCCATCGGGTGGAACATTGTTCTTGTCCATTAAGCGCTTAGCTTCGCGCAGCTTGGTAATGTTCATATTGGTGTTTGAGCCGCCAATGCTGTTAGCCACTGTCAAGCTGGTGCTTGATGCGGTAAGTGCATCCAGAATCATCTGATCTTGGCGACGGCCCATAGCGCCAGCAACAACTTGCACCAACTCTTGGCGCTCATCGAAGTTGACCTTGGCTTGGCTGAAAATGTCAGAGTACTCTGCTGCGTTGTAATCAGACAAAGTCAAAGTGACTGAGCTAAATGCAACATTCAGAGGTGTGACATCGGTTTGGGGGACGCGAATAGTTGCGACACCCTTGCCTACTTTGGGGAACTTAACAGTTGAACCTTCGACTCCACGACGCTGGCGAACCGCCGGAACCAACTTTGCCATACCTTGGTAGGCTTGTTTGACTTCCGCGTCGAAGAGAGTAACGAAGGCATTGCTTAAAGAAATGCTCATTTGGATACCTCATTCGGTTGTTGAAAAAACAGGGTTCTCGCGCCGGTGAGCCTGAGAATCAGGGCCGAATGCTTGCTAGTATCGCTAGCCAATCGTCAGCATCCGCTGCGGTAAGGGCCAGTTGCCTGGTATGCCTTAGTTCCGATTGTATTGCTTTTTGTACAAAATGCAAATAGGGCTCACAAATAAAAAAAGACCCAGCCGAAGCTGGGTCAAATGGCAACAAAAGTCAACCGCTAGAAAACAACTAGGCAATGTGTTGTTGAAACATACGCTCCACCTTTTGGCGGTAAGCCACATCGGTTTTGTACTTGGGGTCATTAACCATTTGGTACAGCTCTTCCTTGCTGGGAGCGCCTTCCATCGGTGAAACCTCAATTGGCAACCGGCCTTCATAGGCAGAGCGCACCTTCATTAAAGCGCCTAATCCACGGGCTGTACCCCCCATAATTTTAAATTCCTCGAAATCATCTTTTGACCAGACTCCCTTGTTGACCAAACCGCGAGCCCAGTCCACCATACCGTTGACCACAGCGTTGGCGTTGGGTCCAAGAGACTTCATTTCGGCTTGGGTATCGATAACTGGCCCGGCCATTACATCAGCCATTTGATTGACGTTTTGCGCTAATTCATCAAAAGCCACCTGGCTAATGCCGTACTTCTGAGCCCAGTCGACATACGTTTTGGCAAGCGAGTCATTGTCAACGTCCTGGGCTTTAAACACGCTGGTGTCGTACTTGCCGCCCTCTGGGGCCTTGTGCTTACCTTGGCTAACCACCTTACGCAAGTCAGCATAAGACTTGGCCATGGCCTCCATGTTGGCTTCGCCCTTGTCTTGGTTCCAAAAGTTCTCTGGTAGCCACTCCGGGCGCTCTTGGGGTGTGCCAGGAATACCTGGTGCCAGCTCTGTTGCTGCAGTCGCTTTGTGGTTAATCTCAACAGCTTGCGGGTTCTCTGTCTTGCCTTCGTCTGCCACCTGTACGCTGTCAAGTAGGCCAGTGCTGGGCTCGACATTGGTTTCGGTTTCGGTCGTCATAGTTTCCTTGCTTGATTGATCCGCGCCTCAATGTCCCGAACCACGTTTCTCTGCCCTTCAGCAAAGAACGCATGGGACGGGTCTGTGCCCGGCACGGCAATGGGCACATTTACATATATGGCTCGGAGCCATTCAAAAAGCTTTTGGCCGTCCTCAGTACCAAATACGCGAAGACATAGCCGGGCTAAATCTTCACGCTGCTGAGTGACTTCGCGTATGTCTGGCGTTTGGCCAATGGCATTGATTTCATCCCAGCTCATTCTTTGGGTGGCTCCATCATTTCATCTTCATCAGCAAATGGCGACATGCCAGATTTGATGCGTGTTTTTGCATGCTCATATGCTTTGTCCATGATGGATGACGGCATGTTCGTAAAAAAAGTTTTACTTTCTACATCTGTAGTTAATAAGTAATTAAGTTCTTTTTTTGTAAGGGTTGGCACAATCAATGGTATTTCCAGCTCTTTGCCGTCCATACCAACGCCCACAGATATTTCTGTTGATACATCTCCATTAGGTCTTTTGAGTTCACCAAAGTAACCCATACCTTTTTTTTCGCCGCTTGGTCTGTTTCCATAGTCCATTACATTGCTCCTTGTGGTGCTGGCAAGGTAGGTTGACCAGGTGGCGCCATACCCTGTTGTTGCATGGCCATCTGAGCAGCCATGGCTTGAGCGTCTTGGGCTTGTTGCTGCTCAATTGCAAAGACTCGCTCAGCTGCACTGTTTCGTAAGGCCGCAGGCACACCAAGCTTGTCACCCAAGTAGTCAATCATTTCGCCAAACTTGACGGCCACCTGGCCCTCGGCACCCATTTCCCTGGTGAGCTGGGCAAACTGGAGCGCAGCGTTAACTTCGTCCATGGCCTGCGCATTGGCAAGCGGGGAGGTGGGGGAAACCTTGACCTCAAGACCATTAACCCGCAGCGGCAGATCAATCAGGCCACGCTCGTCCATGACTTCCAAGATCTTGGTAACCACAGGGATCATGGTTTCGTTGATCAAGCGGCCAAAGGCAGAGCCCAAATTTTGAGACAATTCTTTCATGCGCTCGACAATTTCTGTGGCAGACCTTGCGCTCATGTTCTCTGGGGGCAGGGACTCGTCTAGCAAGATGCGCTTGACGTTGCCGCGCAAATCGTTGATCACCAGCTGCGACACGTTGAAGTCGCCAGAGCGGGGCAGGGCCATGAGCGATGGTCCTTGTGGGCCACCATTTCGGGCCACAGGGATGATGCCGCCAGGCACGATCTTGACTGTGTTGGGATTCAGTACACCATCATCGGCAGCGGTGTAGACACCAGATACAGCAAGTGATGCGTTCTTGAGCAGCAGCTCAATAGTCTTATTCAGCGTCTTGATATCAGGCAGGGCAGTCATCAGTGGGCCGCGGCCATAGATCTCACCAGCCACCTTCATGTAGCGACTGATAACCCACGGTGAAACCTTGCGTCTGCGATAGACCAACTCGGCTTTGCTGTGCTTGTCAATAACGTGATAGCAGTAGTCACCACGGTTTGCGTCATAGATAGATGCCTCAAGCAGCTCAATGTCGTCGGTTGGCTTGTCAGCAATGCGGCGCTGCATGTCTGGCGGTATCTCGGCATCGGGCCATTGGCGCTGGATGCTTTCGCCCTTTAAGCGCATTCGCCGGTAGACGTTGTCCACCTGGCCATTTGCGCCTTCTTCATAGCTCACTAGGAACAGCGGCACTGGAATGAAGTTGATGGGGTTCACATCGTCGCCAGGCTGGACCATCATGCAGGCGGTGCCCACGGCCAGGTCAAGTAAGAACTCGCCCATAGCAATGTCAAAGTTGGACTGGCGCAATATGGCAAACATTTTTTCGCCATAGAGGTCTAGGATTGCTTGTGCTTGTGGCTTGCGATCAACAGGGATATCCATGCCTGATTCAAGTCTGCACCAGCGTCTTTGTGGAGGAAAGACTACCGACTGCAACCTGTTGGCAAACCGTTGGGTACTGTTGATTGCTGTACTGTCAAAGACGCGCTGCATCTTTTTGGATCCAACAGCACCACCTTCCCAAACACCATAGAGCTGGCGCTGGGGCAGGGCAAACTCATAGGCATCCTGGTACAGCTGCTGGAACTCGTCCTTCTTGGTCTGAGCTAGCGCTTGACGTTTAAGAATTTGCTCTGGCGTTAGGCGCATGCCGCCACTTTGGTTTGTACCGTATTCCATATCAATCCTTGCTCACTTTTTGTCTCTTGCCGCAGCCATGTTGTCAACCAGATTGGGGTACGGCCTGCCTGCTTTGGCGGCTCGACGCATTGCCATGCGCTTTTCAGCTGATGACAGCGCCTCAGACTTGCCCAAGTCTTTGGGTCTTGGCTTGTCCCACACCTCTTTATTTTTCATTGGTAAGCCTCCAGTTTTGCTTCATCATCCAACCCCAAGTTGACCTGTTGCGCCAAAACTACTAGCTTGGCCACCAAGATTGCCAGCGCCGCCAAGTGTTGGTGGTCCAGTTTCAGCAACACGGTATCCAGACAACATTGAGCGGTCTGCTGAAAAGCGACCAGCTTTGCGTTGCCCAGCAATTTTTGCTGAAGAGGTTCGCTGCACAGATTCAATATCTGACTTTGACTTAGCCGCCATCTCAACAGATAAGCGCTGTGTCTCTGCTACTTGTTTGGCTATTTCTGCTTGTGCTATTTCTGCTTCTCTTTGAGCTTGGGCGGCTTGAGCTTGAATTGCAGCCTCTTGAGCTCTGTAAGAAGCAACAGCTTCAGCCGCTCTTTGTTGCTCAGCCGCAAGCATGGCTGAAATTTCTGCTTGGGCTCTTGCTAAATTCTCAGCCTCTGCTTTATTTTGCGCATTAATTTGCGCTTGAAACTCAGCATTTAATCGAGCTTGCTCTGCTTGAAATGCTCTATCAGCAGCAGCTTGTTGGGCAGCAAACTCTTCATCTGTCATTTCATGCCCCTAACATAGTCTTCATTTGTGTTTCATCAACTCCAGATGGAATACCCAGCTCTGGATTCATCCTGGCAGAAGACAGTAAGGAGCGCTTACCAGCTCTACGTCTGGCAGTCATTTGAGCTGACTCACGCTGTGCAATCTTGCGGCGCTCTGCGTCAAGAGCTGCGGCCTGATCCTTGGCTTGCTTCTCCATTGCAAATTTTTGTTCTTCGTATTGTTTTTGCTGTTGATAGAGCTGGGCTTTGGCTGCATCAGCAGATGCCGTTTGTTGAGCGGTTAGATTTCTAAGCATTTCTGCTTGTTGCGCGGCAGTAAGTCGAGCCTGCTCTAAGCTACTCGCTGCTCCAGCTCTTTGCGCATTGATCTGATCTTGTGTTAATTTACTTTGCTGCGCAAGACTTTCAGCTTGTTGTGCGCGGCTTAACTTAGCTTGCTCAGCTGCGGCATCACGGCTTCGCTGCGCTTCACCTGATGCGGCATCACGGGCTAATTGAGCTTGCTGCATAGCTGTTGCCTGAGCTTGAGCGGCCTGATCTCTGGCTTGTGATTGAGCGTCTGAGATTGCTCTAGTAGCGTCAACGGTAGCGCCAATCTTTGCCCCTGTTACAGCGCCAGCTGGGCCGCCAACAAGAGCGCCAATAGCGCCTCCAAGAACTGTTCCAGCAAATTTCTTTAATGAAAATCCAAACTCTGGCTGACCAGTCTCTGGGT